ATACTTGACCGATGCGTATCAACAAACCAAAGGTAACTACACTATGGTTTCCGCTGATATAAAAACATTTTCGAAAAAATTAGATATCTTCAATGCAGAACGGATGAGATATGAAAAACAGTTGAAAGACCAAAGCAATCGACTCGATACTGTTTATGCGAATCAAAATGATAACAACCAGTGGACTGCTAACACTCGGATAACTAATATTGATAAAAATATCGAAACTATAAATGTGAAACTGACAGCAATAAACGACAGTATATCCGTATATGAAAGTAAAAAAACTCAACGAGAAACTGAATTAACTACTGGTGATGTTGGTCCTTTAAAATACATCGCAGATGTATTTGGTAGTGATATTGACACCGTTGTGAAATATTTAATATTGTTATTGATATTCGTATTTGATCCCCTCGCTATATTATTATTTGTAACCCTGAACAGATTTCCAACAATCACGTCAACCACATCAGTGGTTGAATCAGAGACGCCAAAAACATCGTCTGTGTTACAGATTGGTGATAAATTTAAGGATACTGTAAAAAATATCTGGGTTAATATAAAATCGAAACCCAACACATCAGTGGATACCCCCGAAATACCTCCTAGCGACCCCGTAGAACAAATATCTACCGAAATAGATATAAACACACCTGTTGTGGATGATGATTCAACCACGACCACCGCAGAGCCAGTGCAAGTGAATACCGATGAAATAGTTGAGCAGAAAATTGATGATTTAGATAGCACCTTGTTAGATTATTTCACACCCGAGGAACTTTCCGAGATGGAAAATGGTTTAGATAAAAAAGATGCTACTATACAACGTAAATCATCTAATTTTAAACACAGTTTATAAACAACAATAAAAGGAACAGTAGTTATGGCTAAAAAAAGACTTGAAGTTTCTACAGATGTGGAAAAACTTGCAAACGAGATAATATCCAGTGAAAATATGGATATATCCCCTGCAAAGATTATGTATTTATTAGTATATCCTAATATAACAAAAACAAACATCGCGAGATGTATAAAGGCTAATAATGAATTAGCATTCTTTAGCGACGCGGATTATTTAGTTGAAGTGTCGGGTGAAGTGTGGGATGCTCTGGATGACAAGAGTAGATACATTTTATTATATCATGAATTATTACATGTAATGCCATTGATAGATGAAAAAACTGGTGATTATAATATGGCGATACGTGATCATGATATTGTGGACTTCAGTCGTGTTATCAGTAAATATGGTATGGATTGGGATAAAAAAATAAAGGCGATTGTATCGAATTTATACGATATGGAACCTGCTGAAGAAGATAAAATTAAATACAGTTAATTATGTCTACGAAAAAAACTTTAGGTAAACGAGGAAGTCTTTCTACCGACATTGTGTCATCACTTAGATTAAAAACTGTAATTTGTGAGAAATGCAATTATAGATCGGTCGTTGTAGATGCAAATGCAATAGCGGGTACATGTTTTATTTGTACGTGTTCGTTAGTCCCATTTGACGATTTATCGACTAACAATAGACCACGTGGTTGGAAGTTCATGAAGACATTCGTGGATGTTAGCGGTACAGTATATAATTATGGTGAAGAAGTTCCTGAGTTATTTGGTACATTGCCGGCTACAGACGTAGACGAGATACGTAAAAGAACAAAAGAAAATCAAGAAGCCAAAAAAATACAAAAAAAGGAGCTTGAAAAAAAGAAAGAAGCCGAACTTTTACTTATAAATGAGAAACAAAAGGAGGCGAAGAAAAACAAAACCAATTCAGTAGTTCAGGACATTCTACAACAAGATATGTCATCTAGAAAAAAGCGAAGAAAGACTAGTACTACTGTACAATCTACGCCAAAATCTAAGCCTAAGATTAAACCCAAACCTAAAATAAAAACTAAAACTAAGTCTAAAAAAGTTCGCTGAGAAATCAGCGAACTTTTTTTATTTTAAATTTGTTTATAATTATATAATTATTTATACACAATGGAGTTAAGATGTTAGTCCAATCACAAATAATAGACAAGTATAGTAGATTTGAATCTTTGCTTGAAAAACATTTTTCGCATGAGCAACGATATTCTAATATATTGAGATTTGTCGAATTATTTCAAGACAGAATATTAACAGCACCCGCATCGTCCAGACGACATCTATACAGTTGTTTTATGGGTGGATATTTGACACACATTTTAATGGTGTACGATGTTGCGATGGATTTGTATTCTCTATGGAACAAATATTCTACGAGAGCGTCATATAGCGAGAGCACTGTTGCATTTGTCGCCTTATTTCATTGTATTGGAAAATTGGGGGATCTGGAGAATATATATTATGTCCAGCAAAACGATGGGTATAGATTAGAAAAATATAATGAAAAATATATAACAAATCCAAAAATAACTAATATGTCGGTTATTGACAGAACATTGTGGTTATTACAAAAGTTTAATATTGAAATAACAGATGAAGAGTGGTTGGCAATAAGATTGTCATCCGGGATGTATCAGGAATCAAATAAAGAATATTTATCACCAAATTCATTATTAAATGACCGTGATATAATACAGACTAACTTACCCATTCTTTTGCATCACGCTACAAATATGGCATGCAGGTTAGAATATGAATATTGGAAATATAATGATTATGAATTATTCATTGACGGTTCTCGAAGTGGTTACCCAACTGATATGTCTGACAATATAGATAGTATTTTAGATGAATTTGAAACATAGGATTTAATATGGATATACTTATAATAATATTTTTGGTAATACTCTTACTTATAATAACTGTTTTGTTAATTGCAGTTGTTAAATTATTCAAGATTAATGATGCTGTTCGAGAAGAAAATGAAAAATTATCGGATAAAATATCGGATATCAAATTGTATGTTTTTGAAGCATATATGAATATGAGAGCGGTTGATACCCTCGGAGCATTTGAGTCCGACGACGAAGCCGGGTATATATTTAATGCGATAAAAAAGATAATCATAGACCTCGGAGTATATTCGGTTGAAGAAATACGAGTATTACATGAAAATCCGGAATTAGCAGATCCGAGAGCGAAAAAGTTTGTGAATGATTTGTATGAAAAATTAAAAAACAAAAAAGTGGAACACGCACCTCTGGAAGGAGAAAATAATGCCATTTGAAGATGAAATATTAGAAACTGAAGTCTTACCCTTAACCGAGGGTATTGTGGCAGAGGATTCCACAGTGCCTGAACTGTATGATAACATCGTAAATAACGATAAGAATTTAAAAAAGAACAGAATATATTTCCCACGTGAAGTTGAGATTTATATTGAAGAATATCTAAAATCTACCGATTCCGTTGTAAAAAATTCTATTTATAACATAAAGATGAAATATGCGTTTGAAAAATTAGCGGAAAATATAATAAATACATTTAAACCGGTGTATATTCAGGAAGATTTCAAGGATATTCAGACGAGACTCGTATCTCATATGTTATTAAATCTGCATAAATATGATGCTACAAAAGGTTCGAAAGCATTTTCATATTTTTCAGTTATGGCTAAAAATTTTGTTATTATATGGAATAGAGAACATCATGATCATTTAAAATCTACACTGTTTTTGTCAAAGCTGAATAGCGATAGTAATATAAACCCACTCACAAATTCAGCAATGAAAAACAATAATTCTGATGATGTTGATATTGATATCAAAGATAATAGTATAGAAGCTGAACAACAAGATGAAGATATGCGAGAGTTTGTTGCGATGATGGTAGATTTTTGGGATAAAAACATCATAAGTATTTTCGTTAAACAGCGGGATAGAGAAATTGCATATGCAATAACGGAACTATTTAGAAGTGTTCATAAAATTGAGTACTTTAATAAAAAATCACTATTTATATTAATAAGGGAAATGACAGGTCATAGGACATTATGCATTTCTAAAGTCATTAATTGCATGCTTACATATTATACTGTTATGCGAAGACAATATATGGAGCACGGAGAGTTGGATGAACAAGAATTGATTATGTTGATTCCTGTTATATTATCAGATGATGAATTATTGGATGCGATGGATATGGAGGATGATGACGAATGACCGACTTGGAATTATTTGAAGGAAAAAAATTTTCGGATTTGATGAAAGATATTTATAATAATTCATCCGAAAAGCATGAACAGTTAAATGTGTTGCTTAATGAATTAAGACCTATGGTATCTTCTATGGAACAGGCGACGATGTTGTATCCAATTATAAAAGATATGTTGGATATTGGAATTAGGAATGATGAGTTACTTATAAAATTAGCGAATGTATTCCAAAAGCATGTATCTGTTGATAAGAAACTAACTACTTCCACGAACGATGGATTGTTGACCGAAGAAGATAAAGAAAATATATTGAAAGATTTGGATATGGAATTATTGAAAAAAGAGCAATTCCCTAAATCGGACGATGTGACCGCGAAAAAAATAAAAAAAATAAAAAATGAAATAGCAGATATTATCGGAGAATCAGACGATGAGTAGTCAATTTGAATATGATTCCGTATCCCTAGTAACTAGGCAGGGACTTAATAGTGCTGGAGTACAAGAGAGATTTACAGAAAAATCATACGATTTTATCGAGGGGGTTGTACAAGAATATTTAAATGATGGTGTTGGTACTGTAAAAGTCGCATTGTCTGGTGCAAAATATGGACAATATCCTGAAATAGCTACCCCATTAAATTCTCACATACGAACATATCCTATAAAAGGTGAGAGAATATTATTATACGCGTCTCAAACAAAAATGTATTATTTATCTGCCATAAATCTGTTTGATAACATCCGGGGTAATTTGGTAAATATACCATTGCCCGAATTAAATATAGACCCCGTTGCAACCGATACCGGTACTATTTACACAAATAAAGGACAACCGCCGATATCCCCGGATTTAACATCTGATGATGCTAGGAATTTTTACGAGCAAACTACATCCGATATAGTACCATTTCAAGAAGGTGATGTGGTTGTTCACGGACGATATGATAATTACGTGAGACTCGGTAAGTCACCTGAATTAAATGCCGCTGTAATAGAAATTGGTATATCAAAAACAAAGCAACAATCATATATTAATACAAACAAATATGATGATAATTCAACCATCGTCATCTCAGAGGATGGTTCGTTAGACTTCAATTTTGCAGGTAGGACATTTCCGTCATCAGTTAATTTTCCGCAAAGATTATCAGGACATCAAATCGGAATTTTTTCTAATAGAGTGATAATAAATGCACACGAGGAAGAATTTATAGCTATGTCTAAGAAAAATATGTTTCTCTCTACCGACGGAGATTTGGTAATAAGATGCAAAAACTTGCGAATAATATCTGATACGTCCACCCTAGATAGTAGTACTATTAAATTGGGAGGTGACGGAGCTATACAGGGGTTGGTGACTGGTGAAGATTTAAAATTGGTATTGAGTAAATTAATATCTTTATTAATAAGTTCTAAAGTAATAACTAATACGGGGGCATCTACTGGTGGGTTTGTTGAAAATTCGAAATATGTTGACCTGCTAAAAGAAATAGACTCCGCAATCAGTACTTCTGTTTATGGATAATTAATATGGCGATAGTATGGGAAACTACTAGATTAGCAATAGAAGGATTTTTGACGGAATCCAAGGCGTCTGGAGTGGAGTACACGCCAAAGCAATTCAATGATATATTAGAACAAATATATACCACCACCGTAGGCACAGTGGCTACCGACCCGTTTGGGAATCCGTTACTTCCTAAAAAATATAACTTGTCGTCCATGATAACATCGAATGTATCTGGAGAAATAAATAATGCGGTAATATCTAAAGTAAAGTCAGCAAATGATTTTATACAGTCTGCTAGAAATGCACTGTCAAAACTTACCGCAATTAAACTAGATTACAATGCATTATTAAAAATTATTTATTATGAAATAAAAAAAGAAATTCCTGACGTAGATGAAAATAAATTATATACGTTTATAAATGATAATTTAAATTCGACCGGTATATTACAATTTGCAGATGACCCGGACGCATTTATAGAGAACATCATAAGCAAATCTTCTGCAGCATTCGGCACATCACGTGTCGGTATAAAAGTTGTTAAGCAGATATATAAACAATCAATTGTCACGAATATGGCAACCCATATCAGAAAAATTCAGGAATATAAAACTAAATATTTGAATTTGATAACGGGCGTGCAGTCAGATATATTGAATTCATTTCAAAATACTGATACACATGTGATGCTAAATATTCCAGGATTAATATCTTTAAAAGTATATAAACCACACTATTCGGAGTATGAACAGATGTTGACCGATGCCCTCATACGATTGGCTACTCCTATGTTACCAATAGAGGCGGCAACCCAGGCTATTGCTATGATAGAATCCACATTAAAAATGATAGAAACTATCAAGGAAGAATATACCTACGAAAAATTACTTGCGAAATATACAGAAGTAGTATTTAAAACAGTAAATGTATATATCGACTCATTACCAAAAATAGATTTGTCGGAATATATTAATATTATACGAGGCATACAATCCGATATTAATGATATTGCAAAATCAATAACTACTAAATACAATGATGAAATTTCTGCGTTGAACGGTAAAATATATAGTATAGATACAGATGATATTCAACCAGTAACAGATATTATGGGGGTGATACAGTCAATATCATCCTTGACAAATATAGTTAGTTTCATAAGCGATTTACCTATGTTAATAACTGCCCTGTTTCAGACAGGTATAGAAACTATATCAAACAGTGAAGAAATTAATTATTTTAAAAATAAAATAGATAGATTGTACGAAACTGTTGCTAAGGTCGAGAGTGAAATTAATAGATATATCGATGCACTAAAAGGAATACTTAGTATTCAAGATAAAATACTGGATGAAATTAAGAAAAAAATACAACAACAATTAAAATATGCATCTGATATGATAACCTCTATGAAAAACGATTCGATTTACAATCTTCAACTTTTTATTTTTAACGGTATTGTAAACGGGTTGAATACTACCTGGTCTGCTGGTAATGTGGAATGTATATTTACAAATACTATGGGCGGAGTCCCTGTTAGGAATGTTATAACAAAATCATCGTTTCCATTGGTTATGAACATCAATGCCTCGGATTGCAACTTCGTGGATGAGACTATGAAAGCATTTCAGACACACGCAAGTTTAATAACGGGTGTTTATTATGTTATGGTGGGATCACCGCCTGTATTGACACCATTCCCATGGACTGGGTTGATATAATATAACTAATCAGACTCACACTCGGTCGTGTTAACCTACCTGTATATATAGCATTGTACCATATTTTCACATTTTATATAATTATACTATATACACAAATAAATTATAATGAGGTAATCCATGCAAGATAATCCAAAAAAAGATGCATATCGAGAATTGGTAAAAATAGTTGATAAATTATTCGATATAAAATTAAAAAAAGAGTTATCCGATATCGTAGGAAAACTTGTAAAAGAAGAACTGTCCAAACATTTTGATTTATCTAAGATAGACACTAAAAGAAAGATAAAAGAGAGCACTGATTCTTTAATAGACGATATAGTATCAACTTATAATAATACCGAGGGTAAACAATTTAAGGTGTCAGAGGATACAGAAAGAATGCAGCTTCGTAGTATGTACGACGCTATTTATTCAGAGACTGAGCAAGTTATGCAGTCTGCAACCACTGGGGTACATTCGGAAAATATGCCCTATTTGAGTATGGATGTAGAGCCACCCGTCCCTATGCTGACAGATGCTAGATTGGATACGATAATCAACAAAGCAACAAAAGTATATGATGTTGTTAAAAAGAAGAATAAATAGTGAATACACTAGTATTTAATAAACCAATTGGAATAGATTATCCGATAGACGACCAAAAATCTTCTATTTTACGGTCTACGTTTACGACATTTGATAATGAACGTGCTAAGATTATTAATCTCATACGAACTAACAGAAACGAACGACCGATGAATCCACAATTTGGATTGAATTTGTTGACATATATTTTTGAGCCGGTAACAGAGGATACTGTACTCAGAATACGCATAGAAATTGAGAATGCAATACAGAAATATTTACCAAATATTCGTGTGAATGAAATATCGGTGGATTTGAAAGAACTTGAAAATAAAACATACATCATAATAGAATTAAATTTTAGCGTTGCAAATATACCTGATTATTATGATATAATAAAATTAGTAGTTGGAGACGATATAAATGGCATCGTATAGTATAGTTAAAGATGTTTCATATTTAAATAAAGATTTCTCATCTTTTAGAAACAATCTAATAGATTTTGCGAAGGTATATTTCCCGGAAACATACGCCGATTTCTCTGACGCATCTATCGGGATGATGTTTATAGAGTTGGTTTCTTATGTTGGGGATGTGTTATCTTATAACATCGATGCGACATTAAAAGAGACTATGATTCAGCACGCTGAAGAACGTAAAAATGTAATTGCACTTGCTAAAACCCTAGGATATAAATACAGAAATACTATACCTTCTACTTCAATATTGGATGTATATCAATTATTACCGGCTAAAGGGATAGATGGTAGTGAAATTGATTATTCATATGGAATGAGAATAAAACCCGGCATGATTGTATCTTCTATAACAAATCCTCGTATACAATTTAGAACTACTGAATATATTGATTTTTCTGTATATAATGATTTAACGTCAACTAATGATGATGCTAGTGTATACGAAGTAGATATAAATGGAAACCCTACATTATATCTATATAAGAAATCAACTCCAATAATTGCAGGAACACTGAACACGTACCAGGCAGTATTTACTACTCCTGAAAAATTCACTAAAATAGTATTGCCGTATGATGATGTTATAGAAATTATCGATGTGGTAGATTCGGATGGTGATGTTTGGTATGAGGTAGATTATTTAGCACAAGATACAGTGATAGTGGATCAGATTAATGATGAATATATAAATACCCAATTCTCTACAGAACGTCAGTATGTTCCTATGATATTAAAATACAAAAAAACTGCTAAACGATTTGTAACATCCGTTAATGAAGATGGTAACTTTGAATTACAATTTGGTGCAGGAACATCAAATATACCAGATCAATTGTTATTACCTACTAATAAAACTATAGGATATGCTACCAATTTTACTACATTCGTAGATTCTATTCAAAAAACAATATTGTCAAGTACGTATGGAATATCCCCATCAAACACCACACTAACTATAAGATTTACACGTGGTGGTGGATATGACTCTAATTTACCATCAAACGATATCAGAACTATCGTAACTAAAGAATTTGATACTAATATTTTGGATTTTAATACACAACAGCAGCAACAAATATTAAGACAGATGCGAGATAGTCTGTATGTAGTAAATCCTATACCTGCAACAGGAGGTAGGGGTTCTGAGACTATCAACGAAATTAAGCAAAATTCTATAGCATTTTTTAATAGTCAAAACAGATGTGTTACTGATATGGATTATGTAGTACGCACAATGACAATGCCTCCAAAATATGGAAATGTTGCAAAGGCATTTGTAAATAAAGACTCAGATTCTCCATTTACAATCAATCTATATACTCTTGGGTATGATATAAATAAAAAACTCACACAACTTAGTGTGACGGGTAAACAGAATTTGAAAACTTACTTATCGCAATACAAAGCGTTATCCGCATCTGTTAATATTAAAGATGCGTTTATAATAAATATTGGTGTTAAATTTAAAGTAATAACATATTCAAATGCGAATAAAAATGAAGTGTTAGTAGAATGTATACGTAAAATATCAGATTTTTTCAATATAGATTTGTGGCAAATTGGGCAACCTATAATTTTACGTGATTTATACGAAGTGCTAGATAAAATAAACGGAGTCAGGACAGTATCCGATTTGCAAATATTTAATAAATATGATCCAACCGAAGGATATTCTAATAATTATTACAACATCCCATCGGCAACTAAGGACGGTATAATATACACAAGTGCGGATCCGTCGATTTTTGAACTTAAATATCCAACAAAAGATATAGAGGGTCGTTAATGTATTATAAATTATATCCAGATGCCGATGCAACTATAAGTTCGAAATATCCGACATACAACAGTGGATTAGATAAAATATTAGAACTTAAAAAAACAGATTCTGCAATAGGATACTCGTATGAGGGTGAATGGATTTCGGGTTCAACATATGCTAAAAATGACTATGTAAAATACAATAACGTTTTGTATGTGTGTGACTCGAACGCAGGAACAACTCAATTTGTAACTGGTGGAGATTGGTCTGTATTTGATTCATCTTCTTTATTCGCAAATTCTAGAATTTTGTTAAAATTTGATTTGAATAAAGTACCCGAAACAATTTTATCATCATCATCAGCAGTCACCCTCAAGTTATTTTCTTCCGATATTGATTATGTATCCGATTCGTTTACTGTCAATGCACACCCGGTTTCATATAATTGGGAACTTGGCACTGGAATTGTGATAGAACAAGAAAATACTATTGGAGTAACTTGGATTAATAAATCTACAAATTCTGCATGGTTATCCCCGGGTTCGGATTATTTACAGGTTTCCAGTAGCGTAGTATTTGATTCTGATACTATAGATTTAGAAATAGATGTTAAAAATATTGTTGACTCGTGGAGAAATTCAACGTATGAAAATTATGGATTTCTTATAAAGAAATCGTTTGATGATGAGTATAATCGTAAATCCATTACCAATATATCTTTTTATTCGAGGGAAACTAATACGGTATATTTACCGGAATTAGAATTTTCATACGACGATCACATTTATTCTACCGGAAGTATTTCGGGTAGTAAATTTACTAATGAACCTATATCAGTAGTGTCTAAAAATATGCAAAAAGAATATTTATACGACACCAAACATAGATTTTATGCGTCCGTAAAACCTAGAAGTGCAGCTAAAACATTCGTAGAAGATGTAGTACCGACACAGACTAATTACATAGATGGACAATTATTTTATAGTATAGTTGATAATTTATCTAATAGAATTATGATACCGTTTTCAACCGGATCTATCGTTAGTTTGAATAGCACAAACGGATATTATTTTGATGTATATTTATCAGGATTTATGCCTAATAGATTTTACAAGATATTATTTAAGAGTGTGGTTAATGGTGTAGAAACGTATCACGACAACGACAATATTTTTAAGGTGATTAAATGGTAACCTCCTCTCAGGAATTTATAGATCCGATTCAAGTAAAAAAGATAATAGATACTGAAATTTATGAGTTATCAGATACTAATAAAGCATATGATTATATCAGACCTGTATCTATAAATTTTACCGGCGTAAAACCTAATTATTATAAATATTATAATACTTCGTATAATGTAAATTGGGAATATACCCTTAATGCGTCTGATCCTATAAATATTAAAGATATAAATGTAGCAATATATTATTTTAAATCTGGCAGCTCAAATGATATTTCATTAATAACATCATATACTCCGCTAGAAAGTAAAACAACCCCGTGGAGATTACCAAATATGGTAGAAACCGGGTCTTATTATTTTCAAATGGACGTAGATTATGACAATGAGGTATATACACTAACGTCTAATAAATTTAATATAGTAGAGCCTGTAAATCCGATATTGAAATTTAAAACATCATCGTTGGCAATATCTTCAAGTATTGGTAAACCATATTTAATAGAATTTTTTGTAGAAAAATACAATTCTGACATATTAGATAAAGTAGATTTATATTACACCATAGATGGCACATATGTTAAATACAACAAAATAACGGATCAACAAATATCGTTAAATCCGGCATTACCATCACATTCATATTCTGGGTGGATACTTCCGCCCGACATTAAAGATTTTAGATTAAAAGTCAGTGGGAAATCAAAAATAGATAGTACTGAAATATTTGCAGAATACCCATCATATGGTAGTACTAAAATAAAAATAGTAGAAGAGTCATTAGATAAATTTTTTAAAATATTGGATGTGGCAACATATACAGATAAAACTGTGTCTCCTCCGACATATACATCTTCGGTAGCGTCCCCTGGGCTAGACGGTTTTTTGAAATATGTATATCACACTAGCCATAAATTACAAGAGTCGTTCGATATTTATGTAAGAACGGATGAAACTTCAAATGTATGGACAATGGTAAAACAACAAGTACCGTTATCATTACCACCAAATGCTACTGGATATATAACTAGAAGTATAAATATAGACTTTACATCAAGCATTCTATATCCGGAATCTGATAAAATTAGATTCAAAGTTGAAGCTAGGACACAATCATTACCACCACAGAGTCCATCTGATATTGTGGTGTATTATGATGCTAACTATGAAAGTCCTACCGATATAAGACCTCCGGTTAGAATAACATCTGTTTCTCAGAGTGCATATAGTCAAAATTATGTAACTATAACATCATCGCTCGATACTATATATTATGATTTAACTGGAT